CCCCAAGAATCGGGGGGCTTTGGCAGCCTCCCAGCAGGCGCCTACCCCTACCACCACCCTTCAAGGGGCAAGGCACCGAACGGGGCTCCCGAAGCCACAGACCGAGGCCACACCCCAGCGGGGCTGCTTCTCGCAGCGATCGTGGTTGTCGTCCTCTGCCTCGCGGCTTCGTACGAGCCCACACCGGTTAGGGCGGCGAGTCCTGTTCCCCTCACACAGCAGGGCTCGCCGCTCGACACCACCCCCACGTGCAATCCAGTTCGTACGACGGTGAAGGGAACTCGCGCCACCCGCCACCAACGCCAGATGATCCACCGCATCCTCACCGTGGGACGCAACCGGCACATGCCCAACAAGGTGATGCGCGCGAGCCTCGCCGCCGCCACCCAAGAATCCAACCTCGAGAACCAGCGCGGTGGGCACGGCTCCAGCGCGGGCCTGTTCCAACTCATCGCAACATGGGGACCGCTCCACAAGCGCCGTAACCCCGAGTACTCAGCGCGCTGGTTCTACCGCAACGCGATCACGGTGTACCGCCGCAACCCAGCGACCTCCATCAACGACCTCGCCCAAGCGGTAGAACGCAGCGCCCACCCCCGCGCCTACGGACAGTGGACACGTGAAGCGACCCGCACGTATCGCAAGTGGCTCAAGGGGTGCGCCGCGTGAGTTTGTTCGTGTGCCCCGAATGCCACCAAACACACGACAACTGCGACTGCCCCACCTCCGTGCGGAAGCACACACCTTTAAAACCACTGCGCGCGATCCTGCCGCAGCCATGCGACCAGTGCGGCCAACTCGTGGGGGAGTGCAAGTGCCAGACCAACAACGCAGCGTAAGCGGGGTGTGGTGTGCGGTGGTACTGATCGCCGCGGCGTGGCTCGCTTATGTCACGTTCGCGGCGGTGTTCGTGCTCGACGCGATCGCAGCGCACCGCCAAGCCCAAGCGGACAGCGTCCTCCGACACGCAGGGCTCCTCCTGACCGAAGGGGATGAGGCGGATGAGTACGGTGTGTGACGACCAAGCCCGCCTCATAACCGCAGGGTGGCGGAAGCTGCGCAGTGGCAAGTGGACACACCAATGCCTCCAAGTACAAGCCGGACGCCGCCGCCCGTTCAGCGAAGCGCAAGCGCTCACCCTTCTCAGCGCAGAGGACCCCGCACCCGAATCCGTCCCATGCCCCGACTGCGGCGCCTACGAGTGCCCCAACGCGCAACACCCAACAAGCGGGAGTGTGAACGCATGAGCCAGATCGGGTGGGCGCTAGCAGACGCCAAAATCCTCCAGCAGATCGCCGACGCACTCAACCGCATCGCCAACGCACTCGAAGCGTCAGCGAAGCGGCAGGCAGGCGAGTGATGCACCTCTCACTAGCCGTGCAACTACCCGGGGGGGACAGCACCGTGGAACCACCACACCAAGAGCGGATGCCACGGAGAGCCCTACGCGCCGACAAAGACGAACTAGAAGCATGGCTCAACTCGCGCACCCCCGCCGAACGCCGCCAACTCGCAGGCCAAGCACTCGCATACGCCCTCGGCCTATCAGAGTTCGGAGGACGCTCAGTGATCAGCCGCATCCGCCGACTCCAAACATACGGGCTCCAGGAGCGCTACATCCTGATGATGCTCGACGCACGCCGCAGACAGGACACCAAGTGACACGCCGCGGAATGTGCATCGGATGCCACCGCCCCCAAGTCATCGTACGCCGCGGCCGCTGCGCCGCGTGCATCAAACCCCTGGACGCAACCGAGAACACCGAACGGCGCAAGGTCTACGACTCCGAATGGCGCAAGCTCAGCGCCCGCACCCTCGCCAAACACCGCCTCGAACACGGCAACTGGTGCCCCGTATGTGGTGACGCCCCCGCCGACCTCACCGTAGATCACATACTCGCCCGCAGCCTCGAACACGGAGTACAGGTCTGCTGCCGATCCTGTAACTCCTCCAAGGGCAACCGCTGAAACCCATGCGCCGTTGTCCCAAATGCCAACAGAACAAGCCCGAAGCTACCGACTGGTACACAACCAACCGCACAGCATGTAAACAATGCATCCGAGAACGCAGACGCGCGCGATACGCAGCCAACAAGGACCGCGATCGCGCTTACATGGCGCAGTACCGAGACGCGAACCGTGAACGGATACACGCCACACAAGCGAAGTACCGCGTAGCAAACGCTGACAAGATCCGCGCGTACCACGCCAAACACAATTGGCGATATAGATCAGAGCGCAGGGCAAGAGAGCGAAACGCGCATAGAGTGGAACGCTTCGACAGAGCCGAGATCATCGAACGTGATGGCCAGCGATGCCACCTATGTGGGAAGCGCGTACCACTCAAGGACATTCACCTTGACCACCTAGTGCCGCTCAGCAAGGGAGGGGCACACGCCCCCGACAACATCGCCGTGGCACACAGCACGTGCAACCTCCGGCGGCACGCAGGGAAAACGCCGGCTCAGCTGCGCCTCATCGGGTAGATACCCGGTACCCCGTACCACCATGAACGCTAGACACGTCAAACATACGCCTAGCCCGCTTTGTGCGCCGTCAGTTGCCGAGTGTTTTTGGTTCTGCACGGCTTCTAGCCTTTGAGGTATGGCTAGGGCCCCGAAATCGCGTGAGCAGTTGGAAGCTGAGGGTACGTTTCGCCCGGATCGGCACGCTGGGCGGGGGGTTGATGGGGTTGAGGGCGAGCTCGCGCCTCCTCCACACTTCGATGGTGCTCAGGTGGCGGTGTGGCGTGAGGTTCATTCGATGTGTGTGGTGTGGGTGACCCCTTCGGATGCGATCGCTGTTGAGGCTGCGGCGTTGGCGTTGTATTGGTACCGCAAGGCCGCGAAGGCTCTCGACGAGTCGGGGTTGTCGCATGAGACGAACTATGGGCAGAGCATCACTCCGGCGTGGAAGGTGATGCGCCAGGCGGGTGAGGACTTGCGGAAGTACTCGGGGCTGCTGGGGTTGTCGCCTGCTGATCGCGCTCGCCTCACGGTTGGTGGGGTGGAGGACGATTCGGATGCTGGTTTTCAGGGGGAGACGGTGAATATTCTCCATGCCGTTGGCGGCTTGAAGCCGATGGAGTAGCGGGTTGGCGCGCTACGCAACGATGGGTCCGGCGGTTCGTGAGTGGATTAGTCGGAACATGCGGCAGACGAAGGGGCGTTGGGCGGGGAAGCCGATTGAGTGGGCGCCGTTTCAGGTGGCTTATCTCGATGAGCTCTATCTGATTGATATGCGTACGAACCTTCGGGTGTATACGAGTAGCTTGCTTGGGCTTCCCAAGAAGAATGGCAAGAGTACCCAGGCAGCGGGTGAGGCGCTTCACGGGTTGTGTGCTGATCTGAACCTGAGTGATGGGCGCATTGAGCCGTCCCCCGAGGTGTATCTGGGGGCTAAGAGCCGGGATCAGGCGGGTGCTGTGTTCCGTCAGGCGTCCCAGTTTGTGAAGGCGTCCCCGCGGTTGAGTAAGCAGTTGCGGACGTTCACGAACACGATCACCGCCCCGGAGCATGGGGAGGGTGCGTTCCTCAAGGCGATGAGTGGTGAGGCGGGTACCGCGCACGGTATCAACCTTAGCCGCGGTGTGATTGACGAGCTCCATGAGCACCCGGATGACAAGCTCGTGAACGTGTTCGAGCAGTCGGGTGAGGCGCGGGAGCAGCCGCTCGTGTCGATCATCACCCACGCGGGTTATGACGAGGACGGTGTACTCGGGGAGCGGTACCACAAGTTCATGGGGCACGCGGATCTGGAGAACCCGGAGCGTGGTTTGTGGATTGTTCGTGACCGCGAGGTGGGTGAGTTGTTCTGGTGGTACGGCGCGGATGCGAAGCAGGATGACCCAGCGGATCCCGAGACGTGGATGATGACGAACCCCGCTCCGTGGATCACTGAGGAGCGTATGGCTCGAGCGTTCGCGAAAACGAAGCTCGCCAACTTCCAGCGATTTCGCCTGAATATGTGGGTGAACGTTGAATCGTCGTTCCTCGATACGGGGTTGTGGGCGAGCCTGCGGGACGACCTCGCTTCGCGGTTTCAGAAGGGGGAGAAGGTGTGGGCTGGTGTGGATATCGCACTCCGGCACGATAACTCTGCGGTGGTGCTCGCGGCGCCTACGGGCGATGGGCGTATCAAGTTCAAGGCGTTCGTGTTCGAGCATGAGGAGGGCCGGCGGTCGATGAAGCAGCGCGCTATGTCGTGCCTTCGCCAGATCCGCCAGGACTACGACCTCGTGGATGTCGCCTATGACCAGGCGTACTTCCAGGACGAAGCGCATGAGCTCGAGGACGGGGGGATGCCGATGGTTCAGTACGGGCAGGGCACCACGATGACGAAAGCAACGCAGCACTTCTACCAGGACGCGAAGGATCAGAAGCTCTGCCACGATGGGGACCAGGTGTTGTCGCGTCACATTGGGAACGCTGTGGTGCGTGAGACCGAGGCGGGGCAGCGCATCACGAAGAAGTCGAAGTCCTCGAAGAAGAAGATCGACGCTGCGGTGGCGGCGATCATGGCGCGCGAACTGTGCGCGGTGTCCGCTTCGCAGCCGAAGTTCAAGGCGTTCTGGGCGTAGGGCGGTGTTCTGCACAGGTCATAGCCTTTAGGCATGTTCCGCCGCCGTGGTTTGCCGCTTCTGATTAGCCGCCGGGTTCTCGTCCATACGAAGGACGGGGTTACCACGGAGGGTGTGCTCGTGGGCTCGTACGTGGATTGTGTGGTGATCCGTCACGGGCGTGAGCATCAGGGCGTTGGTGATCCGTTGCCGCTTGATGGGGATCGCACGATTCTGTGTGGGAACGTGTCCACGATTGACGCTGTGCCTGGCGCGAGTGGGGCGGTGGTGTAGTGCCCCGCGTTCTCTCGAGCGGTGGTAACCGCACGCTGGTGGAGTCCTTCGACACGCGTAGCGATACGTTCGCTTCGTTCGGTAGCCGCCGGGGTCCGGTGTCGGACTTGGGTTTGTCTCCGATGGGGGTGTACCGGTCCCAGGTGTGGGTGCGTGCGTGCGTTGACACGCTCGCGTTGGGGCAGAGCATGTTGCCTCTCAAGACGTATGAGCGCAGCGCGGACGGGGACGACAGGAAGCGCGTGCGGGCGGATGATTCCAGCCTCGCTGAGCTCTTGTTCAACCCTGTTCCGGGGAAGATGTCCACGATGGATTTGGTGGAGTTCATCGAGTCGGACCTCGGGATCTATAACCAGGCAGCTGCTGTTTTGAGTCGCCCCCAGATTGGTGCGGAGCCCGACGCGATCATCCCACTGTCCTGGGAGCGTTTGCACCGCCACAACCAGCGTTGGCTTTACATGGTGCCGGGCGAGGGCAGTTACGAACTCCGCGGGGAGGACATCGTTTTCTGGAAGTACTACCGCGGCGTTTCGCCCATTGAGACGCTCGCGGACACGTTGCGGCTCGAGTACCACGCAAAGACGTATAGCGCCGCGAGTTTTGAGAATGGCGTGCGTCCCTCTGGTGCGTTGATTGTGCCGAGTATCAAGAGTGAGGAGCAGCAGAAGGACCTCCAGATGATGCTCGACTCGCGGCACGCGGGTAGCGCGAACAACTTCCGCGCGCTGGTACTGACGGGGGACGCGGACTGGAAATCTTTCAACCACACCGCGAAGGACGCCGAACTCGTTGGGCTGCGGATGCTTAATCGCAACGAGTGCGCTACCGCCTGGCGCATCGCGCCGCCACTGATCGGCATCCTCGATAACGCCACGTACTGCCTTCCGGGCCGAGTTCCGGTGTTCACCGAGGACGGTCCGAGGTCTATAGCCGATGTGCGCCCGGGTGATCGTGTGTGGAGCCTCGGGGAGAACGGGCCACAGTTGCAGCCGGTAACGGCGTGTGCGGAAAGTGGCACAGACGAGATACTCAAGATCCGTACGACGAACCGGACGTTGTACTCCAACGAGCGCCACCGTGTGCTGGTGCGTAGGCGTGTGGAGACGACGGGCGATGTTCGCCCGAATCGTTGGCGCTACAAGATCGAGCACGCATATGTCCCGGCAGGGGAGTTGCGGGTCGGAGATGTTGTGGTCACGCTGGCCTCGACTGAGCACGGAACCGGTTCCCACTCGGATGCGTCCGTGGGGCTAATGGAGCTCTTCGGTCTTTATCTGGGGGACGGCAACCTGACCAAGAGGACCGATGGGCAGCCCACGGGTTTCTGTATCTCAAGGGCCGCTAGTGCGACTTATATGGATCACTACCGCGACATCATGCGGCGGGAGTTTCGGCAGCGCGGGGGCCGCGAGATCACGGTGCAGGAACAGGAACGAGCGACCCGCGTTTCCTCAGTTGCGGCTGGGAGGATGCTTGTTGATCTTGGGTTTGGAGGCACTGCCCACACGAAGCGCGTTCCCGGCTGGGTGTTCGGAGCGACGGAGGAGCAGAAGCTAGCTTTCCTTCGGGGGTTCGTGGACGCGGATGGGTCGGTAGACAAGAAGGGGCGAATATCGGTTCACTCGTGCAATGAGTGGTTGCTCCACGACTTGCGCCACCTGTTTATGTCTCTCGGCGTCCCGGTTACCAACGTTCGTAACCAGGTGGGCCGCGTGAAGCTACCTAACGGTGAGATGTTTGATTCGTCCATGTGGGCGTTCACGGCTTCCGATCCTGGTGCTAATCGTCGGATCGGGTCCAACACACCGGAGGACGCGAGGCGAATTGTTGATGGCAAGCCGTTCGGGCGTAAGGACCGCAAATACCCGCTCAACACGAGTGGGCGTGTCAGTGAACCGCCCCCGGGGTGTGCCTACTCGAAAATCGCCGGCATCGACCGGTTGCCCTCCGAGCCGGTATACGACTTGCAGGTGGACGGTACGGAGAACTTCATCGCGGATGGCGTTGTTGTTCACAACTCGAACATCGATACTCAGTACAAGATGCACTTCCGGATTACGCTGGGTCCGCGGATTAAGAAGTTTGAGGAGACCCTCCGTGTTCAGTTGATTCAGAGGGAACCCAGGTGGCGCACGAAGCGATTGTTCGCTGAGTTCGATATGGACGCTGTGCTTCGTGCTTCGCTCGCTGAGCGCGCTGAGGCGTACACCAAGATGATCCAGGTGGGTTACACCATCAATGGGATCCGCAAGCTCGAGAACATGCCCGCGCTTGAGCACCCGCTGGCGGATACGGCGTTCTTTCCCGTGAACCTTCGCCCTGTGAGTGACCAGGCGTTCGAGCTCGGTGGGACCCCCACTGATGGTCGCAATCCGATGGGGGAGGACGACATCAAGAACCTTGTGGGTGAGGTTCTCGATGGGCGTGTGCCGGTGAAGTCTGTGTCGTTTGATTCGAGTTTGCTTGAGGCGAAGGTTGATGCGATCTCGGAGCGTGAGCCGGTGACGGTGAATGTGACGCTTCCTGAGATCCACAACCATGTTGCGAAAGCCTCTCACCCTGCGCGGGCGCGTTCTCGGCGTGAGGCTGATGGCACGATGGTTGTCGAGTACGAGCAGGAGTAGACGATGGCGAACGCGCTCTACACCAAAGCGAAGGAGAACCTTCTCCGTGGTGCGGTCAACCTCGAGGGTGGGGTGGTGAAGGCGGCGCGGGTGGCACGCTCGCGGGGGGTGGTGGTGGTGGTGGTGGTGCGTTCTCGAAAAAGACCGCAGCGCTCGCCGTGACGCCCGGCACGAACTACACCGTCGTCGTTCCCGCAGCGGGCGCGGGCGCTGGATCGGATTCGTATTTCTCGACGACGGGCGTTGCGCCGACGTCTACCGCGCAGGGGTGTATGGCGAAGGGTGGCGGCGCGGGCACGGCGGGCAACCTGTCAACGCCGGGTACGGCGGGCGCGGGCGGTACGGCAGCCGCTTCCATTGGTGACGCGAAGTTCGGCGGCGGTGCGGGCGCGGCGGGTACGACCACGGCCGCTGGTGGTGGTGGTGGCGGTGCGGGTACCGCGAACGCGGGTGGCAACGCGGCGGGCCAGACGGCCGGTACGGGTGGCGCTACGGGTGGCGGCGCGGGTGGTACTGGGCCGTTGAACGGTGTTGGTGCGGCGGGTTCCACGCTTGGCGGCGCAGGTTCGGGTGGTGGTATCACTTCGGGCGCGGCGGGCAACGGTCAACGTGGACAGGTCGTTATCACGTACCTGCGCTATTACAAGCCTCCGGCGAAGGTCGGCGTCATGGTTGGCGTTGCGGTGTTCGCTCGAAAGTTGACGATGTTCCGCGTATTCGTGGCGGCGTTGATTGGCTTGGCTGCGACGAGCCGCTACGTGCGTGTGATCTCGAAGGTCGCGACGATGATCGGGGTCGCAGCGCCACGCACGCTATATGTGCGACTGTCAGCGAAGGCCGCCACGTTGATCGGCGTGGCATCGACCAGTCGGTACGTGCTGCTCGTCGCCAAGGTCGCGACGATGATCGGTGTGGCATCGACGACCCGGTATGTGTTTACGGTCCCGAAGGTAGCGATTGCGGCGGGCGTGGCCACCACCGCGCGTTACGTGCGCCTCGCTCCCAAGGTCGCCATAGCCGTGGGTGTCGCATCGCGCATGATCTACGTGCGTCTCGCAGCCAAGACCGCAACAATGCTAGGGGTACCCACCACGAACCGTTACGTGCGGACTGTCGAGAAGGTCGCGACAATGATTGGTGTACCCGCGTTCGCGCGACGGGTCGAACTGTTCCGCACGTTCACCGCCACCATGACGGGTGTCGCGACGATGAGTAAGGCGTTGATTCTCGTGCGTCAGTTCACCGCTACGATGACGGGTGTCGCTTCGACCGCGATCAAGATGCCACAAGCCGCGCTAAACCGCATTACGGGTGGCGGTGGGACGACGATCATCAAGCGGATCACGCACATATTCGACGACTGACGAGGGGGGCTAGGCCGTGCCGCTTATAGTTCCGATAGCTGACGCGCTCTGGCCTCCTGAGCAGTCTGTGATTGCGCCGTCTGGTGTTGTGGTCGCGTCCGTTGTGGGTGGTCCTGTGTTGGTGCTCACCTCGCTTCCCGGCGGTGTGCAAGGCGGCTCGGCAGTTGCCAGCCCGGGGGTGGAGTTGGGTGTGGGGCCCGCTGCCACGGTCGCGACTACAGGGGTGGGTGGCCCCGCCACCGAAGCGAGCATCGTCTCAGGGGGCGCCACAACGACAGGGATCGTCGGGGCTCCCCTGGTCGCTGCCACCAACCCGGACACCGTCACGCCAGGCAGCGCCACCACGAACGCCACGGTTGGTGACCCCACCGTCGCGGCGGCCGAGGCGGGGGCGGATGCGACTGGGAGTGTTCGTAGGCGTCGCCGTCGTAGTTATGACGCTCCCGAGGTTCCCCGCCCGCTGTTCGCTCCTGCGGTGTTGGTTCGGGTTGGGTCTGTCGTTGTTGGCGCGACGGTGGGTGTTCCGACTGTGCGGGTGGACGCAGCCATCACCGTGGGGGCTGGGTCTGTTGTTGCTTCCTCTGGTGTTGGTGTTCCTTCGGTTGTGGTGGATGATTCCCTCGAGCGCGACCTGGAGGAGTTCCTGCTGCTCTCTGCGGCGTGAGTGGTGTTCTGCACGTTCCCTAGCCTTTGAAGTAACGCTAGGGGAGATGCCGCATGGCGGGGCCGTTCTACACAATCAACGCGCAGACGCATGGCGCGGATGATCACGCAGAGATCCTGATCTACAGTGAGATCGGGGATTCGTGGTTCGCGGATACCGTTGACGCGAAATCGTTTGTGGATCAGATCGGTGCGCTTGATGTGAGCAACATCAGCGTTCGTATCAACAGCCCCGGTGGGTCGGTGTTCGATGGGCACGCGATCCATAACGCTTTGAAGCGTCACCGCGCGCACGTCACGACGTATGTGGATGGCCTCGCGGCGTCGATCGCGAGTGTGGTGGCTCTCGCTGGTGATCGTGTGGTGATGGCGCAGAACAGCGTGATGATGATCCACAACGCGTGGACCGTCGCGATCGGTGACGCCAACGAGATGCGTAGCAAAGCGGACGTGCTCGACACGCTCAACCGCACGCTCGTGGGTGTGTACGAGTCCAAGACCTCCAAGCCGCGTGAGGAGATCGTGGCGGCTATGAGTGCGGAAACGTGGTTCGACGCTGCTAGTGCGCTCGAGTTCGGGTTGGCGGATGAGATCACGAAGGACGAGGCGCAGATCGCGGCGCTCGCACAGTTTGATGTGAAAGCGCTGGAGCGTTTCCGCCGCACCCCCGAGCGTCTCGTGGCCGCACTTCGCGAGCCCACTGACGAAGTGTTCTGCACAGACACCAAACTTCAAGAGGTAGACCCGGAGCAGCTCGCTCGGGTGAACAAAATGTTGTTCTCATAGGGAGAAGTACCGAGATGACTAAGCTGCTCAGGGATCAGGTCAAGGAAGAACTCAAGCGCAACGATGAGCTCGCTAAGGATAAGTGGGCGGCGTGGAAGTCTGAGCTTGACAAGGTGACGGGTGAGGGTAAGAACCTCGCCGCACCGGAGCACAAGGACGAGTTTGAGCGCCTCAACGCGCTGAAGCGTGAGCACTCCGAAGTCGCCGAGCGCGTGCTTGACCTTCGCGCTCAGGCGCAGGATGTGAAGGAGTGGGAGACCGGCACTCGACCTGACTCGTACTCTGCGATGGATGAGAACCACGGCGCAGAGGCATGGGCCACAGGTTTGAAGGACACCGCCAAGCGCGTTGATGCCGCTTCGCGGATCCTGACGGGTCAGTCGTACAAGGATCTCTTGGATAGCCGTGTGCTTGAGTCCAAGTCGGCGCGTGTTGGGTCGCAAACACTGGGTACGGCGCTGAGCGCGCAGGAGTTCAAGGCCGCGGTGCTTCGCATCGCGACCACATCGAGTGCTGGTGCGTTCTCGGTTGGGGAGCAGACCGGCATTGTGGTGGATCTGCCGCAGCGACAGACGCGACTCCTGGACCTCCTGACAGTTGGTGAGACCGATGAGGCCAGCGTGGAGTTCGTTCGCGAGCTCACCACACCAGGTAACGCGGCGTTCGTTGCGGAGGCTGATTCCTCTGACCCAACGGACCTCACGGGTCTGAAGCCCGAGACGAGCGCGACATACGAGCGTGTCGTTGAGCCCACGAAGATCGTGGCGCACTGGATCCCGATGACCAAGAAGGCGCTGCGTAACCAGTCGCTCCTTCGCACGTTCATCGAGTCGCGCCTGATGAACGGGGTGCTCCGCGCCGCTGAGTCATCCGCCCTCGGCGGAGCCGGTGGGGACGCTTTCACCGGTATTCAGAACACGGTGGGAACGTCGAACTACACCAAGGGTGCGGGGGAGACGATCGCCGACGCGGTTCACAAGCAGATGACGCTGGTTGAGATCGCGATGGAGGACGACGCACTCAGCCTCGCCACGGTACTGCACCCCACGGATTGGCAGACCTACGCGCTGAGTAAGAACGCAAACGGCGACTACATCAACGGCAAGCCATCCGATATGACCAGCAAGCAGATGTGGGGCCGCCCGGTCGTTACCACCACCGTGATCGCCCAGGGTATCGACCTTGTGGGCGACTTCAGCACAGCGATGTTGCTGATCGCATCGGGAGTGGAGGTCCTAGCTTCTGACGGGGTGGAAAACTTCTTCCTGAAGAACATGGTTGCGTTGCTCGCCGAGATGGAAGCAGCGTTCATTGTTCCTCAGCCCAAGGCTTTCTGCGAAGGCATCCTCTAGCCGGTAGGGGTGTGAACGGTGGCTGTTATGAAATCCAATGCAACGGAACACAGGGAGCTTGATATGCCGAACCTTGCTGAACACGATGTGTACGTCGATCACCCCGCTGGTTACGGGAAGGTTCTGATTGCCCGCGCTGGGCAGCCGCTGACCGAAGCGCAGCAGATCCTGGTGGAGGACGCCAAGGAGAAGGCGAAGGCACCCACCGAGCAGACGAAGTCTCCTGCTGATGAGAAGGCCGCGAAGGATTCCGCTTCTAAGAAAAGTGGGGGCTGATAGATGTCGGAGGTTTCCATTGGCACGCGTAAGCCGATCGTGCGTACGTTCCGCTACGACTTCGCCGCTCTTGGTGGTGCGATCGGTGCGTTGAACCTGACGGATCAGGCACGTGCGGACGCTAAGCTCCCTGACAACGCTGTGGTGACGCGTGCGTGGCTTGAGGGAGTAACCACACCAACGAGTGCTGGTGCGGCTACGATCGCGTTAGGGTTCACTGGGTCGGCTGCTGCGTTCAAGGCTGCCACGGCGTATACCGATGCGACGTTTGTTGCAGACGCGGCCTCCGCTGCGAACGCCACCGTGCCACTGAAAACGAACGCCGCTGCTGGTGTGAATGTCATTGCGACGATCGCTGTGGCTGCGCTCACCGCTGGGAAGTTCGATGTTCATGTGGAGTACATCCCCGGGTCCTGAGTTGATGGAGGCGCTTAATGCCGCTGGGTCCTAGCGCACTCGTTACGCTGGCCGAGGCGAAAGCGTTCATAGCTGGGACGATCCCGTCTAGTGATGACGCACGCCTTGAGGGAATGATCGACGCGGCTAGTGACCTGATCCTTCGCGAAACAAACCGCGAGTTTCTCCCCAAGGTCACGGCTACGCGGATGATCTCGTACCAGTGGGGTGGTGTTGCGTGGTTCACGCCGTACGACGCGCGCGCGGTTACCAGTATCACGTTGGGGAGTACGCTCCTCACCGCGGATGTGGACTACGTGCTATTGCCCACTTCGCGGCGCGATGGGGTGTTCACTGGTGCGCGGTTGAGCTCGAACCTCACCATCGACGTGGCACCCCTGGGTGTGGCGTTGTTGAGTGTGGTGGGCGATTGGGGTTGGACCGACGTGCCGAACCAGATTAAGCGTGCGTGTCTGCGGATTGTTGATGCGTGGTACGGGGTGGATGGGCCGGCGCACTCGGAGGAGTTTTCTGAGGCGACGTTCGCGGGTGATGGGATGCTCCCCATGGATGTGTGGGGCGTTATCAAGTCGTATCGTCGGGTGTTCATCTGATGCTCCCTACGATGCAAACAGAGTGGGATATCACTCCTGCTACGAACGCGTTGGATAGTGCCGCGTTGCGGATTGTGGATGCGGTGCAGGATGCGTTGATGCCGATCGCTGAGGGTGTAGCGGCGAAAGCGAACGCGGCGTATTCGGGGAGTGCTGCTGGGTTCAAGGCCAAGCGGGGTGGGGCGGGGAAGCCGATCACCGTTTCGAGTGCGTGGTTTCCTACGGGGCTGCTTGAGAAGGGTACCCTTGGTGGGCGTTCGGAGCCGGTGAAGCGGAAGCGTAACGCGCGTAAGCGGGGGAACTATCAGGGCGCGGGTATCCAAGCGCGTCACGGGCTCAAGAACGCGGCGCAGGGTGTTCAGGAGCTTGCTCGGGTGGCGGCACTCAACGCCGTAGCGGACACCGCTAGGCGTGCTGGTTTGGACGTGAGCTAGGTGAACACCGCCGCCGTACTCGCCGCGCTCACCGGCGCCCTTGAAGCTCAGGGGTTGGTGGTCCTTGTGGATCAGCCACGTGCGCCACTGCCGAGTGTTGAGATCCTCCCCCCGGGGTTCGATCAGTTCCACGAGATGAACGAGTCTTGGGACGACGTACGCCGTAGCTTGTGGCTACTGCGGTTGTACTCGGAGCCCACGTTCCCCGCTGCTGTGGACCTCGTGGACACCACCCTGGGCGCGCTGCGCGCTGACGTGACGCTCGGGGGTGTGGTGGCGTATGTGCTTCCCGCGCGCGTGGATGCGCCTCGGAAAGATTCAACGGATACGAACAATCAGACGCGGTACATCCGAGAGATGGTACTCGCGATCGAACACAACCCGTAGGGGAGAACAATCATGCCCGCAGACAAGAAGGATGCCCAGCCCGCCGCCACCACTGAGGGTGTGCTGCTCAAGGTGAACCCGAAGTTGTACCCCACCGATGTGGTGGAGATCGGCGAGCGGCGGTTCACCGCTGAGGGCACGCTGGTAGGCGAGCGCGAGGTGGCGAAGCTCACCTCTCACAAGGAGCGCGGTTTGCAGCTGCTGGTGAAAGCCGGGGAGCCCGAGGACGCATGACGCGCTTCAAAGCGCACGAGGATCACGCCGCCCGGTTCGTGGATACCAACCACACTGGTGAGCGTGTGGAGCTTGAGGAACGCCACGAATCGGGTGAGTACTCGTTATTCGTGGAGGGGCGGATGGTGGGTTCGTTTATGCACGAGCATGGCGCTCCGATGCTCGCCGCGGACGCGGGGAAGATTGTGGATCACATGCTCACAGCACACCGCACTAAGAAGTAGCGGTGAGTGGTGTTCTGCACGTTCCCTAGCCTTTCAGTGTGAAGGTTTTTTCCTCGACACTGGGAGTTACTGATGCCGCGCTCAACCACTGAAGTCGTTGGCGGCGTAGCCAACTGGTACTACGCTCCCACCGCCACACCAACCACGGGACTGACGGGCGCGTCTGGCACGTTCGTTGCGTACAACGGAGTGTGGCCCACGGGGTGGATCGGGAACTTCTACACCCAGGACGGCGTGACGCTCGAGGAGAACAAGAACGTAGAAACGTGGCGTGTTGAGGAGGAATCCAACGACATCAACACGTTCCTCGACTCGCGCACCATGCAGCTGACAATGAACGTCGCTCAGGACACGATCGATATGCGAAAGCTCGGGCTGGGTGGCGGAACTATCACCACCACCGCCGCGGGTGCTTCGCAGATCGGCAAGAAAACCCTTCTGCTCAGCGATTCGCTGGACGCGGTGATGGTCGGTGTGGAAGCGCTCAACAGCGCGGGGTTCGTGGACCGCTGGATTTTCCCGAACGTGAAAAGCGTGGGTAACTTCGGGCACTCGTACCGCCGCTCGCAGTACCGCATCACCCCAGTAACTTTCAAGATCATTGGCAGTGTGGCGGACATCATCCACGTGTCCCAGACCGCTATCGCCAGCGCTTAACGGTTTGGTGGTGGGTCCCCACCTGGGTGGGGCGTAAGTCCGTTCCTCGCTGGATCGCGGAGCCCACCACCACTACCTGATCCAGCACAGATCCAGCGGAATGGAGATCCAGCACATGGCTACGTTCAAGCCAACAGAGGTCACTGGCCTCGAGTACAACCTCACCACCGTCCCCAAGATCGGTGGGAAGCCGGGCGAGATGTGTTCCGGTGAGGGTGTGATTCCTGAGCCCTCAGATGAGGCTATCGACGCGTACCTATCGACGGATACAACTGATGGTGGGGACGATGGGGCGGTGGCGACGTTCAAAAAGATTCGTGAGGCGTGGACCGCTTCGATCGAGGCGCTTGGTGTGCCGAAGGATCACTTGGATGAGTTGCCGCTTGTGGCGTTCCACGAGTTCAAGGATTGGCTTGCGGATGAGTTACTCCCAAACGGGTCCAGGAGCGCCGCCGCCCGCTAGAGGCGCTCTCTGATGATGACTGTGTGGAGTATGCGTTCGCGCTGGCGGAGTTCGGTAAGGACCCGTTTGAGTGGGCGGCGCTTCCGTGGTTTGTGCGGGACCTGTTGCTGCGGGGCCATCGGTTGCGAACGGAGGACCCCGAGCGGGGGGGTGGTTCTGCTGAATCGCCAGACTTTGTGGACAGGGATGACTTCTTTGAGGGCCTTGGTATCAAGACTCGGGAAGTGAACTAGGGGCTGGGTTTGGGCGTATTCGACGGATCGAAGATCGGCGTCACGATTTCTGGCGACGCCGGGCCTCTTGAGCGCGCCTTCAAGGAAGCTACCCGTGTTGCGAAAGCGGAGCAGCGTGAGCAGGCCCGAGCTGAGCGCACATGGTTGAGTGCTCAGAACCGCGCTCAGGCGCAGGCAGCGCGGGAACGCGCGATGATGCAAGCTCGGTGGTCTAAGGCCGAGAGTCGCGCTCAGGTCGCTGCGGCTCAGGAGCGTATCGCTGCTCAGAGGGTTGCGGCTCAGCAGTCCGCGCGGATCGAAGCGCAGGCTGCGGCGGCTCGCGAGGCTGCGATGGCTAGAACGCGTCAGCGTGTTGCGGCTTTGGGCGCGGGCGCTGTTCGCGCTGGGCGTAACCTTGCGTTGGTTGGTACGGTGGCGGCGGCTGCGTTCGCGAATATCGGTGTGGACGAGCTCACCGAGGCGACGAAAGCGAACGCACTCACCGCTGCTGGTATCAAAAGCACCGGGGGTGCCGCGAACGTCACCGCGAAGGACATCACCCGACTCTCAGAAGCTAAGCTCAAGATGAGCGGCATTGATGACCAGGTCGTGCAGGGTGGCGCGAACATCCTCCTGACGTTCACGAAGGTACGCAACGAGGTGGGCGCCGGTAACAAGGTGTTCGACCGCGCGGTGCAGAGCGCGTTGGATCTCAGTGTGCGTGGCTTCGGGAGCGTGGAGTCCTCGAGCAAGATGCTCGGCAAAGCGCTCAACGATCCCGTGAAGGGCATCTCCGCGTTGAGTCGGGCGGGTGTGACGTTCACGAAGCAGCAGAAGGATCAGATCAAAGCGCTCGTGAAGAGTGGGCAGACACTTAAGGCGCAGAAGTTGATCATGCGCGAGGTGGAGGTCCAGGTTGGGGGGAGTGCTAAGGCGTTCGGTGATCTCCTGCCTCAGCGTATCGCGCGGGCTCGTGAGCAGTTCGCGGGGATCGCTGCGGATGTTACGGAGAAGTTCATCCCTGCGTTTGAGGATGGTCTCGGGTGGGTTGAGAAGAACATTGCGGTGTTTGGGCGGTGGGCGAAAACGGACAAGGGCCAGGCGTCGATTCGTAACCTTGAGGCTACGCTTCGTGACACGGTTTCGGTGGGGATGGAAGTCGCCCGCGGGATCGGCCACATAACTGGGGCCTTGGCCGCCAACCGCGCTGTGGTGCTTCCTGCTGTGGCTGGTTATGTTGCGATGTCTGTGGCGTTTCGGGGGCTGAGCGCTGCGCGAGATGGCGCGAAGGCGATTGGATTGTTGGGTGGTGCGGTCAAACTCAGCCCCATTGGCCTCGCGGTGAGCGCGGTGGGTGCGCTCACGACTGGTCTCACCGCGTTGCACTTGCGGAATCGGCGTGATGTTGCTTCAGCGAGGGAGTCCGCCGCGGCGAGGCGTGAACAGGCCGCTAGCCTGTGGAGCGTTAAGGACGCCCAGAACGCTTTGGCAAACGCGGGACTGGGGAAGGCTGAGGCGGGGCTTGGGGTGGAATCCGCACAAGGCGCTTTCAAGACCGCCCAGCGGGATTTTGGGAAGGGTTCGTTGGAAGCCCGCCAGGCGTACATATCCCTCCGGCGCGCGAAGATCGCCCTCACCGAAGCCACTAAGGAAGAGGGCAAGGTAGAGGACAAAACAGCGAGGGACCGCAAAGCTGGGATGAACGCCGCGATGTCAGCGTCACGCGACTTGCGCAGGGAGGAGGAACTACGAAGGCGGGGCGTGATCGGGGGCAGCGAACGAGCAGAGCTTAGAAAACTTACAGCCGCGCACAAGGAAAACTTAGAAACAGTCAAAACCGCTCAGTCCAAGGGGTGGTCCGCGATTGAATCGAAGCAGCGCGATACAGCAGCGCGGATGGAACGCAGACACCACCAAGCAGCGGTGAGGATGGCGAAAGCAACAGGCCGCAGCGTGGAGGACACCAAACGCTCAATCTCGAGCATCGGCGCTGTGCGCCCAGACCTCGGGGGTTTGATCAGTAGTATCGTGTCGAAGTTCTCGAGTATGTCCGAGACGATCCGCAAATCCGTGGGGAAGATCAAGATCCCTATTGAAGCGGTGGTGAACCTGTTCGGTGGTAAGGGTGATGGCTTCGGATTTGGTGGGCTCCCGAAGGGTGTGAACAAAGCACTTGGCGTTGCTTCTGGGTTGGCGTCTAAGTTCGGGTTGCGGATCAGCGCGGGTCGTTACGATCACAGCAAGTACACCAAGAGTGGGAATATCTCGAATCACTATTTGGGGCGGGCGTTGGATTTCGCTGGTCCTCCTGCTGGGATGCGCGCTTTTGCGTTGGCGGCGTCGAAGCTCCCCCACTCGGAGTTGCTCTACGACCCACTTGGAGGTAGTTACTACGAGGGTGGGCATACGGATCATGTTCACTTCGCGTTGCAGCGTGGCGGCTATGTTCCGGGTGTGGGTGAGGGTGACAAGGTGCCGGCGCTCCTTGAGCCCGGTGAGGGTGTGATCAACAAGCGCGCGGTGTCGGCTCTTGGTGGGCCGCACGCTATCCACCGCATCAACCGCGCGGTGCCACGGTTTCAGCATGGCGGTGTGATCGACGCGTTGGGGCGCGCGTCCGGGCACATCACAAGCGCTCAGGCACTGGGTTTCGCGAAGGACTCTGCGGCGTCCACCCCGGCTTTCAAAGCGAAGCGGGCGGCGTTGAACCGGGCACGCCTCCAGAAACTGGTGATGCTCCGTCAGCAAGCTATCGAGGTGAAGCGCAAGATGCGCGGCCCGGCGAACAAGGTTCGGGATCTCGAGAAGCAACTATCGCGGGCGGGCAAGGAGGGTAAGCCGTCGATCGCGAAGCGCTTGAAGTCCGCGAAGGGCACGCTGGCCCCGTTGGTGAAGCGCCTCAACAGCCTCAACGCGCAGATCGTTAAGTACGGTGGTAGCCCGGAGAGTGTGGATCAGGACATCCTGGGTCTCGCGGGGGACATCGTGAGTGATGAGACCGTGGAGGAGACGGACGGTGCTTTCGGTTCGGACGGGTCCGATGGCTCTGTGCCCGGGGGTGGGAACGAGGATCTCCAGGCGATTGTGGATCAGGAACGCGAGCGGGCGCGAGTCGCGACGGAGCAAGCCCGCTTGTCGGAGATCGCCCTCTCCACGCTGGGTGGTCCGAATGACATCCGCACCGGCACGGGTAACACCACCATCATCAACACGCTCCACCCTGGTGACCCCCGGACGCTTGAGGCGGTACAACGCGCGAGCACGCAGGGCAGCACCCTCGGCAGTCCCGGGATGCGTAACTACTACCCCATCAGGGCGGTCTAACAATGGCACTCCCCGAATACCTGAGTATCCAGAGTGACCACCCCACCAGCGACCTGCTCGTGATCACGGACACGGACCTGGGACCGTACACGAGCAACCCCACGGGGTATATCCGTGATGAGGAAACAGCGTGGGGGAGTCCTACGCGGTTGCCGCAGTATGCGTCCAGTATTGACACGGACGGGCCGACGCTGACGGGTGTGTCGATGGGGCCGCGTGAGGCGCAGATGCCGATCTGGTGTGTGGGTACCACGAAGAACCAGATGGTGCAACGACTCCAGGCGCTTGAGAATGTGGTGGAGAACATCAGTCACTATCGCGGTGGGTGGTTGAAGGTCCGTCGGAAGGGGATGAGTTCGGAGGTTAGCTTTCGGATTGTGTTCGCGGATCTCCAGAACTTGTTTGATAAGCGGGGCGCGCGGGCGTTCGCGCAACGCACGTCGCTGACGCTCGTTTGTAAGCCTTACGGCGAGGTTCCTGGAGACGCAGTAGTTTCTTCGTATGGAACGATCCCGATACCTGGGGTTAGGTCCGTTGTGGCTCCAGGGGGAGACGCCGACGCCAAGCTGGAGTTTGTTATTGAACCCAACCCTTTCCTAATGTTCGCATCTTGGCCGACGCAAGGGCAACGGCAGTATGTACACAACACGGGGTTTGAGAACGGCACCACTGTGGGGTGGAGTGTTGCTGCGGCTGCAAGCGCGCTCACAGTAGCCGCTACCAGCATCACGGCAACTACCTCCACCGGAGCGCAGAGCGGTGCTTTTTCGGGGCAGGTTGTGACCCCAGCTACACTGAACTCCGGGGCGCATTGTCGTGTGTATGGGATGTTTCGGGTTGGGGTTCCTTACACGTTTAGTGTGTGGGTGAAGGCAACTTCGGGGAGCACACCGGTTTCCGTGGGGATGGGTCGGTCTCCCGCTGACTACGAGGTTACTGCGGGCGCGGCGCTCACGACCAGCTGGGTTCAGAGAACAGTTACATGGTTTCCGGCCGATAACTATCACTGGGCGGATGTGTTTGTTCGGACCGGGGCTGCTACTGCTACAACGCTGTATGTGGATACGGCGTTGGTGTATGAAGGGGGTGTCGCTCCTGCCACTACTGTGGCCGGTGATCCTCCGTTCGGTAAGTTCTCTATGGCGAACGCAGAGGTGCTAACCGCGGGAACTGTTCAAAGCGTGGGGTGGGATCGCACGGGCTACGCCGTTTTGTCCAGCACGGGCTCGGTTACGGCTGCTTTGCAGATTGTCCCCGAGTTAGCCAGGGACGCGGCTATTGAGGGTGTGCTGCTTGTTGAGTATTGGGCTTATGTCCGCATTGAAACTACTGTCACAGCGCCCACGTTGTTGGTTTACATCAGCTACCCAACTGTTATTAACGAGGAGGTTACGCGTATCAATCCGCAGGAGTTCCTGTCCACTACGCGCACGCTTCCCCAGCAAGCGGTGGCGGGGCAGATTTATCGGTGGCTGAAGCTTGGAACATTCGCGGTTCCTGTGGAGAACACCGGATATACGCGGCGCCTGTTGCATGTTTCTTTGGGTGGTTTGGGTGCTACTTCGGGGGGGATTGGGAGTATCATTGGTGTTCCCGCGCTTAGTCGCGCTTCGCGCCCAACAGGCCCCGATGCGCCTGTTTACCCATCAGCGGGGAGCACTGTTTCCGTAAGTGGGGAGACGTTGATAGTTCGGTCTCCATCCGGCGATATCCCTCCTCAGATTCTTGGGGGCGCTCCGTTGCGTATACCGAGCACGGGTGGTGAGGTTCTTTTTTGGGGTGATGACCAGACTCCCGACCAGGCAAGTAACGCGGCGGGGGTCCCGAATCTCACATCGGCTGTTGTGGTGACGGCCACGCCGCGCGTTTCGATCCAGCAGGTGGACTAGGTGGCTGCCCCCGTGTATACGATTTTCGCGAAACCTCCGGGGGGTGCGATGCAAGCTATCGACCGGCGTTTTATTGAGGGCGTAGCGCATGAGCATGGTCCGTTGGGACCGGAGCGGCTCTCGTTCTCGAGTGTGCAGGACACACGCCTGGTGCCTTCGGAGTTGTTGCCGTTCACGAAGTATTATTGTGAGCTCGCGGGTGTGCCGGTGTGGTCGGGGTATGCGTTGCAGTCGCCTCCGTCGCGGGGTGAGGATTCCCGCTTTTCGGTGAGTGCGGCGGGGTGGGGGCAGTATTTGAACGAAGTCCCCATCGACAAGACGTGGGTGCATACGCGCCTTTCCGAGTGGAGGAGTCTCAGTGGCGGGACCACTCTCACAACCTCGTCTGGGATCAACTTCGGGGCGGGGGTGGAGGTCGGAGACGCCGGCGTCGTTCTTTCCCTGCCCGTGGGTAACCAGTTGACTCAAAGTAAGGGCTCGGGGGTGATCCTCGATCTGGGCCCCAACAATCTCGCGAAGCGCATAGTGGTGTCCTGGAGTCATAACGGGTTGTGGGGTGGCAGCACGAACGTCTACTTCCGCGGCGGGAACAGCGAGGACGTGATCCCCGCAATCGGTGGGGCTGAAGACGCCGCTATCGTTGGCCCCCTCGGGGGTGCCACATCGTTCACGACAGCGGGCACTTTCGCGACCCCGAGGCGGTATTTCAGTATCTTCTGGTACTGGAGCGGGGTGAACACGACCGCTACGTCGGACGGGTCGATCCGTATCACCAGCATTCAGGTGTTCACCGACGCGGCGGATGAGTCCGGTAACGCGTCGATCCTGAAAGCCAGCACGGTGATCAGCGAAGCACTCGATCTCGCGAACCAGGTTAGTACGGACCGAAGCGGTGTTACAGCCACCTCGTTCAACCTCCCCCACTTCGCTACCATGGGCACTGTGGCGGATGCTGCTGCGGGTGCGAACGCGTATCACGAGTGGCAGTTCTTTCTCGAATCGCAGAACGGCGCGCAGCCCCGCCCGGTATTCCGCGCTGTGCCCACTACCCCGCGGTGGGTGATCAGTCGCCATGACGGGCACCACGTCACCCTCGCCAGCGGTAACGACGGCACCGAAATCTACAACCAGGTGACCGTGGCGTTTACCGACGCGGCGGGGAAAGAGAACCAGGTTACCGTGACGGCTTCGCCGGATCGTACGCTCGTGGGGCGCGCTGGTCGTACACGCCCACTGAAACTACAGATGAAAGCGCCCTCCACCACCGCAGCGGCTACGCAGATCGCGAACATCGCACTAGCCTCACACGCCACCACACAGATCAAAGGCAGCATCAACGCCCAAGGATGGGTGCGGGATTATCAGAGTGGCGCGAAGGTCCCCGCGGGGTGGATGCGTTCCAACGACATCGTGCTTCTGCCTGATGAGGTGGACCCTGACAATGGCACGATCGGGCGCACGGGGCCGCTGGCGGGTACGCGCTACGACCACCAGTCTTTAACTACGAGTGCGGAGCTTGATAGTCGCCGCGATATCTACGATCAGGTGCTGGAGCGTCTCGCGCTGGTGACCTAGTTCTGCACGTTCCCTAGCCTTTTGTGTGTACCCAGGGCTAGGAGACCGCATGAGCACCCCCGATGTGACGAAGATCGATGTGGGCGTGGTAGCTGCGCTCGGAGCGGCGTTTGCGGCTGGTATCCAGGGTGGCGAGTTCTACGCTGTTTGTGCGGTTGCTGTGGCGCTTGTGCTCGCGGACTCGGTACGCCGGCATGGTAGGGCTCAGGTGGCCGCTAGTGAGGCGCTGGTGGCGGACGCTCCCGCGGTGGAACTCCAGTGAGTACCCAAGCGGGGTGGTACCCCCTCGCCCGTCCGCAGGGCACACATAAGGAGTTCCGCCGTGTTGGGCGTCACGCACGCACGGGGCGGTTCTACTGGTATGGCACCACGTACGCTCTCGCGCTGCGTAAGCGCAAGCTCCTGCGCGCGGTGATCGGCAGCGCCGAGCACGATGAGTTCTTTGCGTGGGCACGCCAGCAGAAGCTCGAGCCGAAACTGGTCCTCGCGGAGCAGACCCCGCACGTGACGGGTAAAGAGGGCAACATCCACCCGAAGCTCCTCGCCTCCGTTGAAGCGTTCATGCGTGCCAATGGGAAGGGCAGCATCCTGAACATCCTTAGTGGCTTCCGTTCGTACGCGGAGCAGTTGCGGTTGTGGACGGGGTGGCGGCTGCGGATCCCGGGATTCAACCCCGCGAATCCCCCAGGATCCTCGAAGCACGAAGCCTCCGGGGGGTACACCAGCGCTCGCGCTATCGACGCGTACGTGGGGGGGCGCGCGTTCTGGACGTGGTGCGATGCGCATGGCCTGCGCGCGTTTGCGCTCAAAGCGGGTCTACGGCAGCCTCATAGTCACGAGCCCTGGCACGTCGAACTGGACAACCTGTGACAGGCGAGGCGAACTGATGGACGCCAAGGAATGCGAGGAATGGATCAAAGAGCTTCGCGCTCGTATCCACAAGCATGGGAACAACGTATCCAGGATTGAGGGTGTGATGCTCGCCGATCGTATGGTGAACGAAGAACGCTACCGACAGGTGGAGGCAAATACCGTGGGGATGCGAAGCGAACTTGCAAGCCTGACCACGCTCGTGACAGCGCAAAGTGCAGCCATGAGTGAGGTGTCGCATGGTCAGAAGTCGATCTTGCAGACGATGGTTTCGGATCGGCAGACGGTTGTTGCGACTGCGGCGGCGTTGGCTGAGGCTGATCGTGTTCGGCGTGACCGCGAGTCTCAGCCGTTCTTGACCGCGAATCGTGTGATCGCGCTGGCGTTGGGTGTTGCTGGGATTCTCGCGTATCTATCTAACGCGCTATAGCGCCTTGATCTGGTAGACGGCCGCTACGAGGGGTCTAGATAGTCGCAGTCCTCGCGGATTGCTCGGGAGTTCATACTCCTGAGGGGCGGCGCCTAGCGGTACGCCTCCAATGTCACGGTACAGGAATCGCCACCAAGCTCGAGGTAGTACTCACCTGGCACGTACATGCGCGTAGAGCCCTTCACCGCGCCGATATCGTTGACCAACAGATCAACGTACTCAGCAGGTGTCTGGTACAGAGTCATCACACTATTTGACGATCCGCCAAACGTGTAGTTCATGCGTACCCGCCCCTCCGGGACGGTGAAGGGGTCCGTCTTCGTGGTCCCACCTTGACATTTCATCGTTTTGATGGCCGTCCATTTCCGTGGCGCGGCGGTGGATACCGTGAGGGTGATCTTGCCACCCTTACCGAGCTCCGTCCCCGCGGGGGGCTTCTGCCCTAGAACGGTCCCTGGGTCCATATCTGCGACGGGAACGGGCTTGTCCACTCGCCCGATCTGCCAGTCGTACTCATCGCCGGATACCCCGTCCCATGATTCGCCCACATAGTCGGGCACTTTCCCGACCTTGGTGAGTTCGGTGATGGTGTCCTCGGCCTTCTCCGTGGCGTTCTCTGCGTCGGCTACGTCGTCCTCGAGCTCTTCGACCTCGGCCGCGTGCTTGGACTGGTCCTTCTCTCGGGCCTGCTGTTCGTCGTCCAGCAGGCCGCTGTTGCTCGCGGATCCCATGCCTGAACCCACAAGGAAGGCCACCACGCCCACCGCTGCGGTCTTGACCCAGCCTCTGCGCCACCATGGTTGCGCGTTGGTGTTCTCAGCGGGCTCGTTGTCCGGGCTGTTCATCGTCGGCTCACCAGCACTTCGATCATCTCCTTCAGTTCGCGCAGCGCGACTCGTTGTTGCTCAAACTCGGCGCGGATCCACTCGGACGGTACTAGATCCCAACCCTCCGGCGGGCTGTATCCAAGCTCGCGGGGGTCAATCTCAAAGGCATCAGCGATCGCGTTGATGTTCTCAAGGGTCGGGTTCTGCCCGCCTCGCTCCCACGCCCCGTAACTGCCGAGGCGAACACCCACCTTGGCAGCCGCCTCCTCCTGGCTGAGGCCCCTGGCCTGACGGATTTCCCGCAGGCGCGGGCCGTATGTCCATGCGTTTGACACCCGATAAGGGTACGGTTTCCCGCAACGTGCGAGCAGAATGTCGTCAGTATGTGGCATGCGTCCTCCGGTTCGTGTACGGTACACCGCACACCAACAGAACAGGGCAAGCCTGCATGGACATCTCAACTGCAATCAAGAACCTTCGAGGCCCCGGCCGCACCCAGGAAACGTTCGCGCGCGATGTAGGAGTCGCACGCCAACAAGTGGTTCTCTGGGAAGCCGGGAAATCCGAGCCTTCGATTGTGAACCTGCAACGGCTTGTCGGGCTGGGTCTCAGCCCCAAGTTTTTGCTCGGAACGCTAGAGGCCACGGACCTCGCGCGGAACGAGCATGCGAATAACAAGGCCAAGGCGGGCGCCGGGGTGGCCGCATGAGCCGCGCCGCGTTCCCCAGCCCGGGCACGGATAACTGGCGGCTCCTTGAGGACCTCCTCAAGAACCACCCCACCCCGTCGTGGGATTGCAACAGCCGCCTGGGGATGACCGCGCACAGCCGCGCGAGTGACCTGCGAAGGCTCGGGTGGGTCGTGGTTCACGAAACGCGCAGCACACCACGCCGCGCGAAGAAGCTCGGGCACGGCTACGCCCTCGCGCGCCTTCCCCGCCTGGGCCGATCCGCGATACCACCCGCACTGCTCCCTGAGTGGGACCAAGCGCAGTCACGAAAGCACCAGGCAGCGTGACAGACGCGCTCTACAGCGGCATCCCATGGATGGGCGCGATGGTCATCGCGGTGTTCGCCCTCACCTATGCGTGTGCGCGAGCGGAACAAGGCCACCCCATCGACTGGCTCGGGCCCTACATCACCATCGTGGCGTGGATGCAAGACACCACCGAGTGGGCCGCGGAAGAACTGAGCCGCCAGCGATGGGACGCCAGCGGCTCGAAGCAAACAACGTAAAGGGACGAGGGTTGCTATGGGGACTGTAACAAGAGAACGGGACGACGTGGCAGGAGTGGACCTATGCGGGTTCTGCCTGCAACCACAAACAGTGGTGGACGAGTGGTACTTCTGTGGTGGCAGTGAGCACTGTAGGAACGAAATGTGTGGTGAGTGCGCGACCATCACCAACCACGGCGAGACACTCACTTGCCCAGCTTGCATCCACGCAGCTGAACAGCGCGAACTCGCACGCCTCGAGGCTTGGGGGAAGTCCGCATGAACCCCGAACCACCAACCAACCCCCCAGCGGAGATCCCAAAGAGCCCCGCTGAACTACTCCACCAACTACACCTACTCACCCAGGAGATCCTCGACACCGTGGGTGACGTGGAGGACGCCTTCGAACGCATCGCAGCGAGCACCATCCCCCAGCCGCGTGTATGGCACACACTGGACCGCGCGGGAGAACACATCCACGTGGTGAAGTTCACCGCCTCACGCGCTGATGAACTCGTCGGTGACGCCCGAGCATGGATGCGTGCGGCATACACCGGGGGCGCAGCATGACGCTCCTAGAAGCACCCGTTTTCGTACCAACACCCACCACACGTATATGCGTGTGGTGCCACGAGGATTACAACGGAACGTGCGGACCGAAGTGTCCGACGTGCAACGGAACCAGCACCAAGGACATCGTCCCCGGCACCCCCGAGTGGGACGAGTTCACACCCCCCTCCGCCACTACCTTCACGGTGCCGGCGGACTCCGGGTTCCTGCCACTACGCAACAAGCTCGACATCCTCGCGGACATCGCATGAGTGGTGACCGCGAGCGCGTAGAGACAGCGCGCATCCGAGTGACCCGAGCAGAAGCCGAACTCCTCCTCGACTTGATCGACGATGGGCGCGCTGCGCACCAGTTAGCGGGGCGCTACGAAACATTGAAAGCGCTTGGTGACCAGGTGTGGAACGCACTTGACCGCATCGACCAGAAGGGGTTGGCATGGGCCTGACAGACGAGAACATCAAACACCTCCGCCGCCCCTACACCGCCGCCGCTGTGAAGTGGCGTCCCGATGGGAAGCCCGGTGGCACGGTGCGCGCGATGGTGTACATCGATAGCAGCCTAGTGGTTGAGCGCCTCAGCGAAGTGGACCCCAACTGGACCGCTGACTACCAGTTCCTTGGTGCTGGGATGGGGGACCCCATCGGGTCCAGCCACTACGCACCCACGGTGTGCCGCCTCACGGTGCTGGGCCTCACACGCTCCGACATCGGTGGTACCGCCGGCACCAAGCTCGACGCCAAAGCCGCCAAGAGTGCGTACAGCGATGCGCTCAAACGCGCCGCGTCCAGGTTCCACGTGGGTGCGTACCTGCGTGCGTTGCCGGTGTTCTGGATCGACGCGGACGACTACACCACCTATCGCGGCGCGGACGGCAAAGACCGCATCGGACAGATCAAGCCCGGTGGCGTGAAGAAACTCCGTGCGAAGTACCGCGAGATCGTCACGCACACCAAGTTCGTGGACCGCTTCGGGGAAGCGATCGACTACGGCGACGTAGAGGACGATTCCCGCACCGAACAGGCGGATGAGGGCGGACAGATGGAGCTCGCCCCCGCATCACCGCAGAAGCCCGCAGGGCGCCCCGTACGCAAGGCAGGGAACGCGTGAGGGGCTGGACGTGCGATGGGGGGTGCGCGTGCTTCTACGCGGACGGTGAGGAGCGCGCCGCGGGGGAGTTCCAATACTGGCCCGTTGACCATGAAGGCAAGCCCGGTCCGCCACGCACCGCACAGGTCTGCCGTGGGTGCTCACCGCGGTGGGTGTGGATGTTCGGGATGGGACCGGAACCAGTTGAGGCTGAGGAAGTTGCGTAGTTACGCGAATGAGTTGAGGGGCCAGCGCGGGCTGCGTTGGGCGAACGGGAGAGGGACTATTGAGCAAGCGAGCGCTGGAAGCTCGGCACAGGTTGGAACGGGATCTCCACCTGATGCCCTACACGGATTACTTGGACACGCCGCACTGGAAGCATGTGCGCGAGTTGGCGATCGTGCGCGCTGCGTACCGGTGCCAGGTGTGCAACGCAGCGGGACGGCTGGAAGTTCACCACCGCACCTACGAGCGCAGGGGCTTCGAGGCGCTCGAGGACCTCACCGTGCTGTGTGGCGGCCCCGAGGGGTGCCATTCGTTGTTTCACGACGCCGGGCGCCTGCCGATCGCGGAGGCTGCGTGATGGCGCGTATCCGCACGAAGAAGCCGCAATGGTGGGACGACAAGAAACTCCACTCTCGGTGCAGTCTGCTAGCCGCTCTGGTGCATGACGGTTTGTTCACGCGCATGGCGAATGACTACGGCAAGTTCCTAGCGGGCTCGGATGACCTGAAGGCGCACCTGTTCCGGTACCGTTCAGACGTGACCGAGCAGGACATCGAGGAGGCAATACAGAGCCTTCGTGAGCATGGGTTCGTTCAGCTGTATCAGGACCGCGATGGGGTGCAACGCTACGGCCGGTTTGAGCCCAGTAAATGGATCAAGCACCAGACGATAAAACACCATTCCAAGGACGAGTTGCCCGACCCGGGTAAGCACTATCCCTTAATCGGGGCAAATGGGCTAAGTCAGTTCTCAAAACAGGTCAATAGCAGGGAAGTTCGCCGGTCCTCCGCCGCTCCTCCGGAAGTCCTCCCAACGGATAGGATAGGAGAGGATAGGAATCCCCCTATATCCCCCAAAGATGATCCGATAGGGGAAGCCGCACAGCGGTTGGCTGGAGTTCTCGGTCAGGATGATGAATACTGGATCGATGCTCTCAAGTTCCACCACTCCGGCAACCAACGTATCGCTCCGAGCACATACCTCGATGCGATCATCGACTACCTCCACCGGGTTGAGAGTGGCAGCCTCAAGCGCCGACCAGGTGGCGAGCTCAAATACATCCTTAAGAGCGTTCGGGGTTTCCACTCCGACCTAGCTGAGAGCGACAAACACCGAGCGGCTCGCAACGAGGCATTCGCTCCGCCACCCAAGACGGCGTACCCCGATCTGGGGGGGGCAGCATGAGCCGGGCGGTTCCGTACAACGAGGACGTGGAAGCGTTCGTCCTGGGTTGCTCGCTGATCAGCGCTCAAGCCCGCTCGGCAGCCCTCCGGATGTTGAAGCCATCGGACTTCTACCGTCCGCAACACCGAGTCTTGTTCGGCGCGGTGAAATCCATGCAGGACGCCGGGCTCGCCGATGTGGATGAGTACACCGTCCGAGATTTCCTGAAGGCGTCAGGGGACCTGGAGGCGGCTGGTGGGAAGCTCGAAACGATCACGCTCACCCAGCGGGTTCCGGCGATCGCGAACCACAAGGCGTATATCGACGAGGTGCGCGCCGTCGCTATCCGCCGAAGTGTGGTGGATGTCGCACACCGCTTGGAGGAGCGTGCTTGCTCCGAGGACAGCCGCACTGAAGACGCAGTGAACGCCGCCGAGCTCGCAGTGTGCGAACTCAGGGAGCGGATGACCGACACCACACCCCGCGGCACAATCGCCGCGATTGACGCGATGTGTGATGACCTGATGTCCGGCGAGGATCTGGACACAATCCCGTTCCCGCTGCAACGGATCACCGACATCGGCGGGGGGCAGCTGAAGGGAGAGGTCGTTGTCACCGGGGGGATGAGTGGTGACGGTAAGTCGTGGTGGGGGTTGGATTGTGCGGAGATCGCCGTCAACCAGCAGCGCCGCACGGCGTACTACTCGCTGGAGATGCCAGCTAAGCAGTGTATCGCTCGCCTCGCTGCGATGGGGGGCCACTCGCTCACGGCAATCCGTAAGCGCACCATCAACGTTGACGAGCTCGCGCCCCGTGTCCAGCAGTTGCGCAACATGGCAAAGAGTCTCGATATCTTCGACGGCTCGGTGAGCGTCGGGCGTGTCGCTGGGGACCTAATGCGAGCGCGGATGAGTGGCAAGCCATACCGCTATGTGGTGTTGGACCACTTACACCTTCTCGATCTACCGGACGCAACCCGGGCTGGTGAGTACCGGATCGCGCTGAACCAGACACTCACCCACTTCAAACGACTCGCCGTTGAGCACGGCTGCACCATCCACCTGTTGGCACAGCTGCGCCGCCCCAACGAGCGGAAGATCGAACCGCCGCGAATGTCGGACCTCAAAGAGTCCAGCGCCATCGAACAGATCGCTGACTACGTGCTGTTCGTCTACCGCAACCGGGACGAGGAGAGCGGCATGGTGAAACCCACTGGCCAGTTGATCGTGGCGAAGGCTCGCGACGGGGAGGGCATCGGCAAGGTTGAAGTGGAGTTTGATACCACACGCTTCCGGTTCCGCCCGTCGATGGGGATGGCGGCGTGAGGCGCTTCCGCCGACAACCCGAAGCCGCACCGCCCGCTTCGTTGGCTGAGTGTGTGGAGCGCTTCAACGCTGAGATGCGGCGATCGTTCACCGAGAACGCTTGTGATCGGTACAGCCGCGAGCTCGAGCGGTTCCTCGGCACGCTCCCCGCTGGGATCGCTGCTGATGATGTGACCGCGGGGCATTGCCGCGCGTTCCTGGATTCGTTCGCCGCTCGGGGGTGCAAGCCCTCAACTATCGCGCTCGAGCACACCATCCTGAGTTCGCTGTTCAAGTGGTTGGCGTTGGAGGACTGCATCGACGTGTCGCCCATGGCGAAGGTACGGCGCATCAAAGTCCCGCCGCTCGCGGATCGTGAGGTGGTGACGATCAGCACCGAGGACGTGGCGCGGATGCTCAACGCTGCTGAGACGTGGCCTGAGCGGTTGTGTCTTGGGGTGTTCGCTTTCACCGGGGCGCGGCGTCACGCGGCGGCGATGCTGCGGTGGCGCGACGTGGACCTCCAGCGTGGCACGTTCACGTTGCATGAGAAGGGCCGCAAAGCGATCGTGAAGCCCATCCCCCACGAACTCCGCGCACTCCTCGACGCTTACCTGCTGACCCACACCCCAACGTCGGATGAGTGGGTGATCCCGAACAAGCGCCCACTACGCGGCGGGGGGGAACGCTCCGATCGTATCGCCTACAACCTGGTGAAGGACGTAGCGAAACGCGCGGGGGTTACCTCTCACTGCCACTCCATCCGCGCGGCGTTCGCTGTTCGGTTCCTGGAGGAGAACCCCGGCAGAGCCGAGGCGCTCCAGGCGCTGATGGGGCACTCGAGCGTAGCGACCACGTATGGCTACTTGCGGCGGTATGACCGTGCTGAGGCGATGGAGTCTGTGCGTTCGATGTCGTTCACGAAACCCGAGCCGGGGGAGGCAGCATGATCGAACTCGCCGTAGGGGTGCTGATCGGTGTGTTGTTGATGGCGTTGATTTCCTCCGCCGCGCATCGCCGTAGTTACGAAGCGGGCTTCGAGGATGGCGAGCTCCTCGGCCGGGACCAGGCATCGGTGTTCCTGGATCGGTTCTTCGCTTGGTGGTTCGACCCGGCAACGCCCACGTTTCTCAGTGATGACGAGGTCTACCAGTGGATGCACCAGGAGGAGGGCCGTGGGTGACGTGAAAATCCAACAAGCGGGACTCGCGGTAAGGCCGGCGATTCTCGACCTTTTCTGCTGCGCTGGCGGCGCGGCGAAGGGCTACCACGACGCGGGATTCGACGTGGTGGGCGTGGACATCAGGCCCCAGCCGAACTACCCATACGAGTTCCACCAAGCCGACGCGCTGGAGTTCCCACTCGACGGATTCGCGGCAATCCACGCAAGCCCGCCGTGTCAGGCGAACGTGAAGGGATTGCGTGCCGTGAACGCTGCGCTCGGGCGGACCGACCAGCACGTCGATTTGATTCCCGCTACCCGCGAGCGCCTTATCGCAGCGGGAGTGCCATACGTCATCGAGAACGTCGAAGGGGCCGCGCTTCGGAATCCCGTGCGGTTGTGCGGCTCCAGCTTCGCCCTGCCCCTGCGCCGACACCGGCTGTTTGAGGTGAACTTCTCGGTGATGGTTCCGCCCTGCAACCACTCGTGGCAGACGCAGCGGAGGTATTGGACGAGCTGGCGGCCCAACGGTGAGCGCCGCCTTTCCACGGTGGTGCAGGTCTACGGCAACGCGGGCGACTCGTCCGAGTGGGCGGCGGCAATGGAGATCGGCTGGATGACCCGAGACGAACTACGTGAGGCTATTCCCCCGGCGTACACCCGGTTCCTGGGCGATTACCTGATGCTTGCAGTCGAGGCGGTGGCCGCATGACGGAGAGCAAGGGTCAACAGCCGACA